ACATAATCTGCGCTGGCTTTTTGTCTTTGCGGAGACATTGCTTGCACTATGCTGATACGCGGAGTCTTGAGGTCTTCCGCACCTACATCTCCGAAACCTTTTTCTTCGATGTTTTCAAATAGGGACGTTAAGGATGTCCCCTCTCCATTTTTCTTCGTTGCCATTTTTTTCTCCTTCTTTCTTCGTTCAACGATTAATTTTAGTTCGCTTGCCTTGGTACACAGAAAACTTCTTCTGTATCTCTTGGTCAAACTCACCGTTACCTGATTCTATTTGTTCTTTAACAAATGCTTTCAGGGTGCTTGGATGCACTGCTTCCTTTTCCTCAGGTATAAACCCTTGTTTAGAAAGCGATACCACCAATTCTTTTGCGAGATTATCTTCACCTTGACCAAACGAAAGTGTCATAGTGTTTTTGATAATATCTCCGTGTCCGTTATCTCGTAACCAGTTGTGCGCTTCTTCTAGATTCGCTACAGATATTCTGGCACTGTAAAATGGTTCAGCTGATATACGTGAGCCGTCATTTAGTTTAAGGTCCGACACACCTAGTTGTGTAAGCCTGTCAGGTATTAATTGTTCTGAAAGCTCTCTTTGCTGTTCTTTCAAACGCTTTAGTCTTTCTTCTGTGTTGCCAACCTCTGCTTCTACTCTTAATAGTTTTTGACATAATTCGCTAAGGTCTTTAATAGAGTCTTCTGATATTTCCTCTACTGCTTTTGTGGTGCTCTCTTCAAAGAGATCTTTGATACTGGCCATTTTTACTCCTTCTTTATTTCGTTATCAACTTATAGTTGCCAGAGCATGATAGCATCTATATAATATATTGCAACACTTTAAGACGTGTTCGAATATATAACGAAGAATAAAGGACGGAACTTATGGAAATAACAAACTACGAATTCAAAAGCGAACCCTATCAACATCAATTAGAAACTCTCCAAGAGAGTTACCATCGTAACCTATTTGCATTGTTTTTGGAAATGGGACTAGGTAAATCAAAAATTCTCTTAGACAACGCAGGCATTTTATTTGAAGAAGGTAAAATATCTGGGCTACTTATTGTGTCGCCAAAAGGTAACTTACGAAATTGGGACATCAATGAGGTCAACAAACATTTACCTGATCGCATAGATCGCAATGTATTAGTGTGGCAACCAAATCACACACAAAAATGGTTACATGATTTTAAGACGATGGTTAACGAACCTAGTGACGGTACATTAAATATCTTTTTAGTTAACGTAGAAGCTTTTGCTACAGTCAAGGCATGTAAATTTGTAGAGGAGTTTATGGTTACGCATGATGTTATGATGGCTGTAGATGAATCAACTACTATTAAAAATCCAAAAGCTAAACGCACAAAGCATTTAATTAAATTAGCTCCACTAGCAGATTACAGAAGAATACTTACAGGGTTTCCTATAACAAAAGCACCACTTGATCTGTACTCACAATGTTATTTCTTATCGCCAAATTTGTTAGGGTTTAGTAGTTTTTATGCTTTCCAAGCTAGATACGCTATTACAGAACGTAAACAAATGGGCCGTCATGCTTTTCAACAAATAGTAGGTTTTCAAAAATTAGAAGAGCTACAACAATCGATCAAGGACTTTTCCATACGTAAAATAAAAGATGAATGCCTGGACTTACCTGAAAAAGTTTATGTAAGAAGACATATCGAACTTACTCCTGAACAACAATCTGTTTATAGAACTATGAAAAGAGAAGCATTAATGGTGTTAGGAGAAGAATTATTTTCTACTATGAATGTATTAACCCAGCTTATGCGATTACAACAAGTCGTTGCAGGTAGTCTTCGTAGTCCCGAAACAGGCGAAACAATTATATTAAAGAACAACAGGGTACAAGCGGTATTAGATCTGCTAGAAGAAACGTCAGGTAAGGTTGTAATCTTTGCAGTATTCCAAACAGACATACAAGAACTAGAACGAGCCATTACTGAAAAGTTTGGTCAAGGTTCTGTAGCGTCTTACTACGGCAAGACACCGCAGGACGAACGACAAAATATTATAGAAAAGTTCCAGGATCCTGACAGTGAGCTTAGATATTTTGTATCTAACCCACAGACAGGGGGCAGAGGTATTACATTAACAGAAGCCAGCACTATGATATTTTATTCTAACTCCTACGACCTAGAACTTAGAGTACAAGCAGAGGACCGCATACACAGGATTGGTCAGGAACGCAGTTGTACTTACGTAGACTTAGTATCACAAGGTACAGTTGACGAACAGATACTTAAAAATCTATTGAGCAAGGTTAAAATTAGCAACGAGGTTCTTGGAGAAGTTCGCAGTTGGTTTCAATAAAGGCTATAATTTATTCTTATGGAACAAGCAGTAACTTTTATAAACGAAGTAGGCTTTCCAATAGCAGCAGCCTTAGGATTAGGTTTCTTTATATGGAAGCTTATTAATAGAATTATCGATGGCATGGAAACTAAACTTGATGTCCTGGATGATAAGGTTGCAGATCAGATAGACCAGATGGAACAAAGGCTCGGCACAAAGTTGGATTCTCAACATGGTATCTTAGTAGCTCTTATAGATCGCGTAAGAAGTTTAGACAACGAGATCATACGTCAAGACACTCTTATTAAAACTATACTTGGTGTACCCCAATTGATAGATAGTAATAAGATTGCTAAAGCGGATAGAGATGATCAAAGGAAAGACTAATGACTGACTGGGATAAATACTTAGCAATAACAGGTATTGTAATAATCTTATTGGTTGTTGCTACAAGTTCTTCAGCAGATGAAATGACTCACAAATTTAAAAGCCCTAGTTTTTCAGGGCAAAATACATCTAGTCATTATTTAACTATAGAAAACCAAGAGTTCAACAGAATAGAAGCTATAAGAGAAGAGATTAGAGCTTATCAAGAAGACTTAGAAAGAGAGGCAGAGAATACAACATTAGCTAGATTTATACGTAACCTTGAAAGTAGAATATATGCACAGCTCAGTAGACAATTGGTGGATAATTTATTTGGTGAAGCTTCATCTGATTTTGGTATTTTAGAATTAGAAGGAAATACCATAGAATATAGGGTTGAAGACGATAAGGTAACACTAATAATTACAGATGAAGAAGGCAATACAACAGAAATTACTGTACCTCTCGGTTCTTTTTCTTTCTAGTTGCGCTTTAATAGTAGATCCATTAGATAATGGTGTACCTCCAATGCGGGATATTGAACCCGCACAAGTAAGTTCTTTAATTGTTCAAGAGCTAAAGGACATAGGACTACCTGTCAGAAAGCCTATAGTAGCTGTGTATGGAAACAGTTTTACTGACCAGACAGGCCAACGTAGATCTAATAGTCAGTACGCTAGTTTCAGTACAGCCATTACTTCTTCTCCTGATGCCTATCTCATAAGAGCACTTAAACACTCTAAGTTTTTTGATGTGGTAGAACGCAAAGGTTTGGATAACTTAACAAAAGAAAGACAGATCATCAGGAGCACACGAGAAAACTTCGACGAAAACCAAAAATTAAAGCCTCTTTTGTTTGCTGGGTTAATTATGGAAGGTGGCGTAATAGGCTACGAAACAAATATAAAGTCAGGAGGAGCTGGAGCCAGGTATCTTGGTATAGGTGCATCAAAACAATATAGGCAAGATAGTATCACTGTGTCACTACGAACAGTTTCAGTCAGCACAGGTAAAGTTTTGCTAGAAGTATTAGTAACCAAGAGTGTATTGAGTGCTTCTATATCACAAGACGTATTTAAGTTCTACAGTAATAATACTGAATTAGTTGAAATTGAGAGCGGGATAGTAGAAAATGAATCAGTAAATATAGCATTACAGGCTGCTGTGGAAACAGCGGTCTTAGAAACAATACTCGAAGGTTTAGAACTAGGGTATTGGGAGCAAAGAAGTGAGAACGAATAGACTACTTATATTGTTGCTTTTAATAGCAACACCTTTTTATGCAGCTGACAACGAGATATTTATAGATCAGTCAGGTGCTACATCTAATTTAGATATTGAACAAGTTGGTGGTAGTGGCAACATTATCGGTGGTGCTGATGCTTCAGCTGGTTCTATGACCGCACTGGATATTGATGGTGCAACTATGACCTTAGATATTCTACAAAAAGGTTCAACAAATAAATTCTTAGGAGACATTTGGGCAGATACCTACACAGGTTATTTCTCGTTTATAGGTGACAGCAATACATTTAATATGTCTACAGATGAGACCAACGCTACAGGTGCAGATGGTTCTAATGTAAACGTACAAGTGACAGGTAATACAAACACAATGACTCTCAATCATGCTATGACCGCACTAGCAGCAAGCTTAGATTTAGATTGGACTGTGCAAGGTGGTGGTAACAACATCACTGCAGCTATAGATGTTGATGGTGCTACTAACTTTATGGATATTGACGGTGATGATAATGTTGTTACCTATGATGGAGATGGCTATGCTGGAGGTTATTTCTACCTAGATCATACTGGCAGCACAAGAACATTTAACATAGATCAGGAATCTACATCAGATAATGATTGGCTCAAGATTACATCTGTTGGCTCTAACGGCACTGTCTGTGTCACTCAGTCAGACGCAACTACTTCATTCGTCTGCTGAGATAGGTTCTATTTCAGAGGTTAGAGGCAACGCACAAGTCCTAAGAGACAAAGCTTACGGAGCTGAGTTGCAATTCAACATACAACAAATGGATGATGTCCGCACAGAAGCAGGCAGAGTCGCTATAACTTTTGAAGATTCTTCTACAGTCAAACTAACGGAACACTCTAAGTTAGTCATAGACGAATACATCTACGATCCCGACCCGTCAAAATCTAAAATGGCCCTGAAGTTTGCTAGTGGCACAGCGCGATTTATTACAGGTAAATTTAACAACAAGAACAACATATCAATACGCACACCGACAGCTAATATAGCGATTCGTGGGACGGACTTTACGTGTACTGTGGACGAGCTAGGTAGATCTCTTGTCATACTATTGCCTGACGAGAATGGTATATCCAGTGGCGAGATCATAGTATCTACGGGTATGGGTAGTGTGACACTGAACAAACCCTACCAGGCAACCACGGTATCTGTGTTTGAAAACAATCCTACCAAACCAGTTACCTTAGATATATCGCTAGAGCTAATCGACAACATGCTCATTGTAAATCCGCCAGAACAGACAGACGAATCGTTAGAGCAATCACAGACACAAGCCTCTGCTGACTACCTAGACTTTAACGACTTGGACATAGATTTTCTTGCTGAAGACTTTCTTGATGCGGAAGCAGAGCTAGAGTTTACTGAGTTAGATATTAATTACTTAGATGTAAACTTTTTAGAAGACTTGCTCAACGTACTAGATGCACTGGCTATATCTAAAGAAGAGGACGCACTTAAACAGGGTGGCGTAGGCATACGTATAGTTGGAACAGAAATAGGTCAGGACAAAGACACACAGATAACCACTATAGTATCTGGGCAAAGCATAAATTTAACGAGGACAGTTAGCCAAAGTGCAAAACTAACTCTAGATGGATCAAACAGCTATACCATTATCTTAATACAGGATGGTGTATCTAATACGGTTAAGATCAATGGGGGATCTTCGACAACAATTAAAATTAAACAAGGATCAGGATGAAAAAATTACAACTACTTGGTTTGATAGCTTTGCTTGGTCTGCCTTTGGTACTACAGCTTACTCCTCTAGAGATACTAAAGCTCAAGGTATTTGATTCATGGATCAAGGACCAAGAACCTTCTGGTTACTTTACGGTGCTAAATATTACAGAACAAGATGTAAGGGACGAAGGAGGATGGCCTTTCCCTAGAGATCAACTGGCAGAAATACACATGCAGTTGTTAGAGCGTGGAGCTATGGGTGTAGGGTATGTTATAGCATTTAGTGAACCAGATCGTTTTGGTGGTGATGAAGCATTTGCAAACGTATTAGGTATGCATCCAAGTATCTTGGCTATGTTTGAAACAGACAATCAACAATACCCACCAACTACGGGGACGGTAATACTTGGTGACGATGTAGGTGGAGTAATGTTGCAAGGTGCTACTCAGAATGTAGAAATCTTACGTGACAGTGCCTACCAGGGGATATCTTCTGCACCTATAGATGTGGATGGTTTGACCAGAAGACTGCCTTTATTAATGCGTACTCCTGATGGCTGGGTTCCTGCATTTGGTACACAAATATTAAAAGTATTAGCTGGTGCTGATACCTACGTTATAAATACAAATGATAATGGTATACAGGAAATCAGGGTAAAAGGGCTTCCAGCAGTCAAAACAGACAGTTTAGGGCGTAAGTGGATAAGTTTCGTGAATACCCCTACGACTACATTACAAGAAATGGATGTGGCAGATAAGTTTGTAATTGTAGGAGTAACAGCTAACGGAGTCATGCCGCAACTGTCCACACCAGCAGGGTTGTTGGAACCACATAAGATACAAGCAGCTTTGGCAGAAAGCATACTAATCCAAGACAGCCCATACATACCTGACTATTCATTAGCTGTGGAGTTGGTAACTCTAATAGTAGGTGTATTTGTAGTGTGGCTACTGCTTAATTTATTGGGGATAACGTTGGGGATAACTTTTACAACGTTGTTTATGGGGCTTACTTTATTCGGTGGCTACAGCGTGGTCCAGCAAGGTGTATTAATTGATGTAACCTGGACATTCATAGCTGAGTTTATAACAGCAACGATTACTTTCTATTTAAGATTTAGAGAGCAGTACAAACTACGACAACAGATTAAAAAACAATTCGAACATTACTTAGATCCGAGGCAGGTAAAGGCTTTGCAGAACGATCCCAGTCTACTCAAGTTGGGCGGAGAACGACGGGACTGTACGTTTTTGTTTACAGATGTACGTGGGTTTACTGCTATGAGTGAACGAATGGATCCTGAGTTAGTGACCAAGATTATGAATGAAGCATTAACGATACAATCAGATACAGTTAAGAAATATGGTGGCATGGTGGATAAGTATATTGGGGATGCAATGATGGCAATATTTAATGCGCCCATAGACCTGGTTAATCATGAAGAAGCTGCTGTGTTATGCGCACAAGAAATACAAAAACAATTTAAAGAATCTTCTATTGGAGTTGAGATAGGCGTAGGGGTTAATACTGGTGAGGCAATTATTGGGAACATGGGAAGTGCAACACGGTTTGACTACACAGCGATTGGAGATGCGGTAAACCTTGCAGCCAGACTTGAGTCTAGTACAAAGGAAGTAGGAGAAGACATAGTAATAGGAGAGTCCACAGCAAAAGCATGTTCTTTTCCTCTAGCGGTACTGCCTTCGATTACTGTTAAAGGTAAACAGGACAGGATAAACATATTCACCTTGATGCCCTAATCATATAAACTAAACTTATGAATATAGACGAAGTACGATTATTAATTAAACAACTTGGTAAAGAACTTTACGCAGATACCCCTGAACGACAAACAAGGGGTCCATTTAGTGTGGATACGTATGAAGGACCTATGACCAAAGAACAAAAGTTAGCTGACGTAGAAGCTTACCAAGCGGAAATGGTGGAGAAAGAAGCCTATCGCGACGCTTTAATGGAGTTAGAGGATGCTTTAGTAGATGCTTCACCTAGCGTAGGCGAGAAATTAATTGCTAATTTTTTAAATCTTTTTCCAATGGGCAAACGTAGTAGCACGGGAATAGGCAGCTTGGTAGGTAAAGAAATCGGAGGAATGACAGAGGCTGAAGCTGGAAGAATTAAAGACATAGAACAAGAAATGTACAAACTTAATTCTATTTTTCAGAAAGAAGGGCGAGGACTAAAAGAAATAGAATCTTTGAAAGCAGAGAAAGAAGGGATTATGTCCATGCTTGGTAAAACTCCTCTTACAAAGAAAACTTTGCTTACAGTCGAGAATAGCACTGTAAACGTTTTAGATGAAAACTTCGCTAAAAGAAATCCAGGAGTTGTAAATTCGATTCGTGGTGCAGAAGGGCAATTTTACCCTACAAAAAATGTAGACGCGTTAAAAAAACTTTCTCCTACAGATTCAAAAAATGTTTTAGATATATTTAGAGCTGAAAAAAGAAGTTTAAAAATGATGCCAGAAGTGCAAATGTATGGAAGCAAAGAAAAAGCTGAAGTTTTTCGAGACATTGATAAACAATATGAAGAAATATTTAATATATTGAATTCAAACATAAAAGGCTACAAAGATGGTGGCGTAATTATGAACTATGGTGATTATGGAAGGAGCTACATTTAATGTATGAATACAATTGCACAGTGGAAAGGGTGGTCGATGGAGATACTATCGACGTTGTGTTGGATCTTGGTTTCGATATTTTGTATAAGTCTCGTGTTCGTCTATATGGTATTGATACTCCCGAATCACGTACTCGTGACAAAGATGAAAAGGCTAGAGGAAAAATGGCTGGGGCTTTCTTAGAAGAAGCTATCGAGGACGGAGAGAAAGTAATCATACAAACAAAGCTCAAGGACTCCAGAGGTAAGTTTGGTAGAATCTTAGGTGATGTCGTTGTAGATGGCATAAACATCAATCAGCTCATGGTTAAGTGCCACCTGGCGGTAGCCTACCACGGCCAGTCAAAAAACGACGTAGAAGCCGAACACATGCATAACAGAGACGTTCTTATTGAGAAAGGAATGTTCGAACCCGTATAAATCCCTATACATATCCCATAGCCTGAAGTAGAATAGATTTGCGCTACAATATTTTTAACCTAGCTGGATAGGGAGTAGCGTAGGTTTATTAATTACCTGAATTCCAGAGAGTGCCAGCAGACGGTGCGCTCCATAAAGATAACATCTGCAGGGAGAGCTGTTCGAGCCAAACCAGGAAGCCTTACGTCAAATATAAAGGCAACCTCTCCAGCCCAGTGATCTCCCACAACCTGAGGAAACTATGAAGATAAAGAAAGGAACAATAACAGCTGACGTTTACGAACAATGCAGCCCTGAAATGAAAAAATGGTTTGACGAAGCGGGACCTGAAGAACACGTTATGTTGCTCGAAGGACTGGTAGAACACAATCTTGTACCGCGAGAGATGTTTGAATTGATGAAGGAAGTTATACTCAAGCACGACGGACAAATGACTCAAGAACATTACACTGAGTTTCTTGCTATGTGGTACAGCCCTTCTTTTCAAGGTAAAAACTTTAAATTGCACTAACCCCCTTATTTCTTTATTATTAACCTATTATGATAGGCGATAGCGGCGGAATGGGCGGAGGCGGAGACGACTCCATAGACATAAAATTACCTTCTTCTTTTTCAGGATACGGCTACGGTGGTGGTGGCATCAACGTTGCTGACTTCGGAGGGGACTACACTAGAGGACTTATAAATGCTGGGTTTGCGCCTGGCAATTTTGGTTTACCAGGAACTTCTGCTGATTATCAATCAGGTGGTAAGTTTAGTCCAGAAGGCATCGCTTCTTTGACTCCAGGCGGGTTTGAAACTACAGGGGAAACAGGAACTTTAGATGGTGTTGACGCTGTGTTTGCTACAGCTAAGGCTGTAGATCCTATCGCATCCATGTTAAAAAACTACGGGAGTGACATTAGCTTTACTCCTGACCCACAAACACCTGACATGTCTTCTTTCGTCGCACCTGGCGATCAACCGCAAGGCTCTTTCCTCGGTAACGTAGGTAAGAGTGTTACCAGTTTTCTAGGTAGATTGGCAAAAATACATCCAGCGACACGTAATGCAACTTTCGCCTTAGGTTTTATTAAAGGCCTGCAAGATGCTAAAGATCCAAAGTCTTTTGTAACGAACGTAGTAAAGCAACTCGGCGCGAGCAAAATCGGCTCCAACCTTGGCTTATCTGGAATACAGAAACAAGGTGTAGGCAGTCTTATTAATATGGCCAGAGGCAAACAAGACCTTGGTCAAACTATTAAAGGGCTAGGTACTTCTGCTGCTTTCAGGAAGGCTGCACCGTCAATCTTTAAATCGGCGTACGACAAAGGCGGAATGAACGGTGTTTACGCAGCAGCTGCAGCTCTGTCGATGGCACAAAAAGCTGCTATGAGAAAAGCTATGCAACCAGGACCTGGCGGTGGCGGGTAAAGGATCTAAGCCAAGGCCTCTCTCGGTATCTGCTGATAAGTTCAGCGATAACTGGGATAAGATCTTTGATCGGCCTAAAAAATCATTAAGCGGTAGCCTGTCGGGTAAGAAAGATATATAAAGGGAAGATAACGTTAACTTAATCTTCCCTTTTTTTGTGGACGAAGGACAAGGGACTACGGACGATAGACTACGTAAGGGGGACTCGGAACGACGGCCCAAGGACTTTCTAACCTGAAGCCTACTTTAAAGGTTAGATCTAAGTTATTGATTCTGTTGATAATAAAAATCTTCTAACTTTGGTAAGGTTAGATCGTAAGCTATTGATTTTATTAGCAATATTTCTATTCCTATATAAGAAAACCTAACCTCACCTGTAATATTTCAAAAAGATTTCATGAATACGCTAAAAAGCTAGAAAATATATTTTTCAGGTTAGAAGTGGTAGAAATATAAGTCCTATAAGGGTTTCCGTCTAACTTTGCATAAGTTAGGTCAGGTTAGAAAGTGCTGAGAATGTTGAAAAAATGCGGGTTTAGAGCTAACTTGGTAGAAGTTATGTATTATCTGTCCCATATATAATTAAAACTTGTTACTTTTTATTACCTTGGTATATACTTCGCAGATGCCAAAAGGAACATCAGGAAACATATCAGGTAAGAATGATAAACATCTAACACCTAAGCAATTGCTTTTTGCTAAGGAGTACGTGTACAACGATGGATCTAAAACACAAACAGAATGTGCGCTTGCGGCGGGCTACGCTGATACTTCTGCAGCTGTCAGGGCTTCGGAGCTTTTAAACCCACAGAAGTACCCGCTTGTGGTTCGTTATATACAGGGCCTCCAGGCAGAGCTGGATAAAAAGTTTGAGGTAACATTCAGTAGACACGTCAGGCAGTTAGCCAAGATCAGAGACCAAGCCATTGATAAAGGTAATCTTACTGCGGCAGTATCGGCAGAGGTGCAAAGAGGTAGAGCGGCTGGCTTGTATGTGGAACGTAAGGAAGTCAGGACAGGCACGTTAGATTCGTTAAGTGAAGTAGAGATTAAACAAAGAATACAGAAACTACTGGGAGACTATAAACCTCTACTTGAAGTAGAAGATGCAGTTATTGTTGAGTAGCTTGCTTCTTCTTGCGTTTGTAAGCTTGCAGTTTTATTACCCATCTTTTAGGTGTAGTCCGTTTACTTACTAGCCCGTTAGCTTCTTCTGGGCAATTTTCTTTCCAATTTTTATCTAGTTCTTTTAAATTCATTAGTCATAACTCCCTAACATATCTACAAAGTCCCTTAGTGTATCTTCCTCAGGTTCCATATCTTTATCATCATAATCTTCCCAAGATATAGTATCGATTGCTTGCTTGTGTGTCTCTACTAATGTATCCGCTACGTCCTGAAGTTTGTTGACCAGTCGTGGATGTGTGTCAAGCGGACAATCAATACATAATTTATATTGTCCGTTCTTGTTCTTGCTGTCTATCTTTAGAAATACAGCTAAGTCTCCTAGCTGTCCACGTCTGAATATCTGTACTACAGCTTTCGCTTGTGACTTATCCAAGTATGCTATGCGTCTGTTCATAATTGTTTTATCCTTTTTGGGTTTTCTATGGGTGGGTTTAAGTCTAGATAAAGCTCGCTTGTTAGTTCTTTCCTTTGTTCGGGCGTTACCTGGCTGGTGATCCGTATGTCGCGTTTCTTTATGTTACCTGTCTTCCAATAAATACTTTCGGGTGGATCCATTTTGAGAGTCCAATCTATTGTCCCGTGGTTATCAGAATCAAATTGCATGGTAGGGTGGCAATCAAACCTGTCTTTGTATAGTTCAGTCATTAAATTGCATGTATGGTTGCGCTCGTGTCTTTGCGACCTCTATATTGTCCGTGCCTAATCGTATAGTCGGACGAGTAGAGTCTGAGCAAACCAATACATATTCCCCGCTTAGTTTGTCTAAAATGTACTCTTTAGTCATTCACATCCTCTGTAAGATTGTTAATGATTTCACTAATTGCTAATTTATGCAATTTCTTGTTGTTGCGTATTGCGTTCTCGTTTGTATCTATATAAACCAATGGAAGGCCTTTAGAATCTAAAAGCACGTTATATCTAACCCACTTCTCACAACAATTTAGGTACTGCGTCCCTATCCCTGTAATCTTTTGTAGATTCATTAGCTTTTCTCCTCTTGTATGGCTTGGATATCGTCGGGGTAAATAGATAAGCCTTCTAATATGCAATCGTCATAAAGAGTATCTTTCCAATCTGCTAATTCCTCTGCTTTATTTAAGGCTTCGTTAAGTTCATTAGCTATTACCTTTTGAGTAGATATTTCCATATCTCTATTTGTTTTAATTACTAACCATTCCATTAGCTTTTCTCCTTATTTGTAAATAAACGAATCCATTTCTCACTATCTGTTTCCCTCCAATCGTTTATAAGGTATATCGGGTATATAGAACAAAATGTTTCAGTTCTTGGTTTTTCCATATCATCATCCCAACATTCAATATCAAAATACTGTCCGTTTATAATTATTTCGTTCCAAGATTGCTCGCCTTGACTATCATCTTGTAAAAACTCTCTATATATTTCTTTTGCTTGCACTCTTCCTTGTTCAAGGTGTTCTTTTGTTATCCAATTAGCCATTGTTCCTTGTCTCCTTAATTAATCTGTTTAAGTACCACTCTGCTTTGAGTAAGTCCTCAAGGCCGTTCTTATGTTTGTGTCGGGTAATATACTTAATGATATTACCCTCCAAGAATCCTAGCTCGTGAGACTGTATGTAGTCCGTGGTCTCTATACCTTTCTTGTAGTAAGAAGGATTTATTTTATCTTCATCCATGGTTTTACTCTCTTTCATCTATTTCTGTTCCGTCGGGAAAGTAAAAGACTCCATATCCTTCTACAGAATCGCATTCTTCGTCTGTAATTTCGCCTTCAACATAATCATAATCTTTGATTTTTTCTATAGCCTCTTCATTAGTTTTAGCATCAACTTCTACTTTGTAACCAAACCAAGTAGATTCTTTCCTGTAAAAGGTAACTATCATTTTATCGCTCATTGTCGGACTCCTCTAATTGCCATTCTCCACACCAACCACAACTATAATCAAATCCTTGTTTGTACCATTTGATAGGAAGTGCTTGATAGGTTAGTTCACCTGTTTTGTTGCATTTGATACATTTATTCATTGTCGTACTCCTATCTCCAACATTTATAACCAAGGCAATCTTTTTTAGTCTCGCCACAATGCTCACAATACTTTTCGTCTCTTGCTTGTATCTCTTTGCGTAACCGCTTGATGATATGTTTTTGTATATTTATTATGTTGTCTTTACTCATTGTCGGACTCCTTTTTATTATGGTAATCGTCTAATAACTGTCTCCAATTATATTCAAATGTTTCAGGGCAATATTTTGGTTCAGGATCTTCCCAATTAGAAATTGCAGAATGCAATCTATCTGTAAAATGAGCTCCAGCGTCAAAGTCATATTCATATTTATCAATAAATTCTTCTTTTGTAAGTGTACACAAGTCTTCTTCTTGTGTTTGACCTTGTATCTCTGCATCACACATAGCTATAAACTGTTCTTTAAGTTCTTCTAACTCTTCTATATCGTGGTTAGCAAAACTATATACTTCAAATTCTCTACTCATTGTCGGACTCCTCATCATCTAACCCAACAAAGATAAGTTTTTCATCCATCCATTTTTTATTTATGCCATCTTTGGCTAATCTATCTTTAAATAATTTTTCTAGTTCTTTAGTTTTCATTTGCCTTGTCCTCTATATTGCTTGTGTGTTTGTTTTTTTCTTTTCGGCATTGATGAGGTGCTGAGATTTCCTCTGCCTATTGATGTCCCTTTACCTTTAATCCCTGTTGAGGATTTATGATCTATTAGCGTGCTCGCTTTTCTCATTAGCTATTCTCCGTATGATGTTATTTGTTGCTCTTTTGTCAGCTTATCTTCATAAAAGTAAACTACTGCTACACAACCTTTAGTTGCACATTCTTCGATTCTGTAGTCTATCTCGTCAAATTCATTAAAACTTCCAAGAAGACAAGCTACATCACCTGTATTTATTTTATTAGCCATTATCTTTTCTCCTCATAACTTTCTTGCCAATCTCTGCAAGGTTTTTGACTTAAATAGTAAAATGCACTTGTATCATATATGCGATATTCTTTAAGATTATTTATAGCTTCTTTACGAGACTCAAATTCATCTACTGTTTCTAAATTTCCGTAAGGGTCTTTTCTTTGTATGTATTTCACTAGCTTTTCTCCCACGTTGTATCTTTCCAATCAAAATCCTCTTCAAGGTTTTTTGCTAGTGTAGTTATTTGTTCCCATATTTGCTCACCACTATAAAACTCAAATGGTTCATAGGCATGATCGGTTAAGAATTTATACAGTTTATCCTCATTCCATTCTTCGGCTTCTACGGGTAGATGCTCAGTTAGGAAAGTAGCACTAGCGTAAATAATAAAATCAAAATCAACTTTCATTGTCGGACTCCTTATTTTTTAGTCTATCCATTGCATTATCAAAAGCTTCTAGCAAATCAATTCTAATTTCGGTAAAGGCATATTCTAATTTATCATCAAACTCTACCAATCCATTTTCAATATCATCATCAGTCGGTACTCTTGAAAATCCAAATTGCTCAAACAAATCTTCAAGTACATCTGTTATCTCAGCAAATCCTTCAGAAGATACTGTTAATTTATCACTAACATAACCTGATTCATCTTCGTATTTATCAAAAAATTCATTCATTGTCGGTCTCCGTAATATCTTTAATATGCGATTCGTCTATTTCAAATAAGACTCCGCAAAAACTGTTGTATTCCTTAACAAGCTCTCTAACAAATTCTTGTTTGTCATTGGCTTGTCGGACTGGATGAACTGTTCCAAGTTCAATAGTACATTCAAATGTTTTCATTAGTTTTGCTCCTTGTTAAAAAATAAACTTAGTATGTCTTCCACTTGTTCAGATATATCCATAAATTTATTTTGAGCATCTTCGGTATAAACTTCACCTCCGTTTTCGTCTTCTGTCCATACAGGGTCTAAAGCGGAAAAATGAAGAATAAAAGAAGATAAGCTTGAATATAGTTCTACCCAAGTTTCAGAAGGTATGGTTATTTTGTTCGGATAAGTCGTTTCCTCCCATATAACATCTTCAAGGGTAAAATCTACTATCGCTTCATCAAGAAAACCTAATTCAACACATTTTCCAATTATTGATTTTTCGTCTTTTATTTCATCCATTTCAAAGGTGTAGCCAAATGTTTGATCAAAATCTAACATGCCTTTAAATTTGCCTTCATTAGATTCAAAATCCCAATCGTTCCATAAGTCGGCAAAGTCATCATTACCTAACCATAAGTATTTATAGAAGTCTCCATTCTTTAGTTCAGCATGAATTAATTTGGTAGTTTGTATTTTGTTAGCCATTACGCCACCTCTTCTAGTTGGTTGACGTAATCGGAAACAATCTCTTCGCCTATGATATAGACGTACATATTAACGACTCGTTCAGGACTGCTAAAATCGGTAGTAACTTCGCCAAAATGCATCTCTTCGTATTCTCTGATATGTTCTATTACGTCAAAAACCATATCATCTAGCCATAGCTTCGCTCTGTATGTTCCTATAATGTAGTAATCACTATTAAAAGCGTTATGGTGTAGATCATCTATCCATGTAGTTGGATAGTTTTCTTCAAAGAATGTTTTGTTTTCGTTAATATAGTTATCAAAGTAATCTTTGATCTCTTCTCTTTTATATTCCATTTTTTTCTCCTTTAGTTAATGAAAGTCTTACATCAATATATACTATATATCCCATATATGCAACATAAATTTATTACTTTATATATAATCTTTTTACTGTGGCTCAACCTGAAAAATTATTTTGGCAACAAGTAAGAAAAAACCTTACTGCGTTTTCTTGGATTAGGCTAGAGTCTAGGGTTAATCATGGTATACCTGATGTTTTAGGCACTACAGAAGAGGGTATTTATTTTACTGTTGAACTTAAAGTAAGCAAAAGTAATAAAGTTAATCTCTCTCCGCATCAAATCGCCTACCATGAAGAGCGAAAGAAAGCCCCCGCTTTTATCTTGGTCAAGTCCCTCTTGAAGGGTAGTACTAGAAAATATGGCGTTCATTTGTACGCGCCCGAACAAGCGCGCGAATTATCTGTCCTTGGTCTGTCGTTGCCTCCCCTTTGCCTTTCGTCCCCCGTTGATTGGTCGAAGGTTCAAGAACAGTTGTTGTTTGCTATTCGTCAAAGAATTAAATAGCTTGTTTCTATTGTTCAAATTTTTTTGTTTATTAGCTTGCTTCTATTGTTCAAAATTATTAGCTTGCTTCTATTGTTCAAAAATGGCTCGTTGCTCGTTTCTATTGTTCAAAAATAATCTGTCCCTGGTATGGGCCAGGCAATAAAAAAGGCATGAGCCGTTAAACCCATGCCTCCACTTTAGGAGAAAGTGTTCTTATTCCTCTTGTACTTTCTGTAGCCATTCATAGGCTATAGAAGAGAGGTGTTCATATATGGATGCCACTACAATATCATAGACCGAAGCGTTCTCTGGTAATAAACCTGGATCAGATACTGTGGCTAAGTCATGATCAGAAGCCAGGCATTCTATCTGATCGGAATAATAGATAGGTATGGCCGAATATATATATTCATCAAGCATATCTTCTGGATAACTATGCTCAAGGATCTCCGTTTTGTTGTTGTTTAAATCGTGTTTAAGGTTCTGTATTACTTCACTAAATGTCATTTGTTTTCTCCTATTGTTAAACATCAAATAAACTATTTGATGAAATGTTAAATATACGTGGGTATTCAAAAAGATTTGTTCTAAAAATATAAGCATCAAATATCTCTAGTCTTTCTAAGTCCTCTACTAAAAACTCAAGATTGCTTTTAAACATTTCTTTGGCATCCTTTAAAGAATAACCCATATAACGCATCTTATGACCCGCTACATCTTCGCCAGTCTTTTTATTCTCTACATAACCGAATAAAGTAAATGAGCCGTCACAATGCTTCTCTACTCCTCCAGTTGTGTAATAATTTAATTTTGTCATTTGTTTTCTCCTATTGTTATGACTAAGACGGCCCGAAGGCCGTTTCGGATATTGAACCCTCTTCAGTTAGTCTTTGTAGTCCAGGTATACTTCGGTAATTGAATTCCATAGACCTATCATACAAACACCTAAACCAACACCGCTAATGAAGATTAAATAGACATTTAACCAGGTAGCGTATTGGGTGTATACGGCATCATACATTGACATATAACCGAGGCCACCGAAGGCCACCAGGCCCATTGACGTTGTTACTAATACTATTGCGTTAATCATTTACTTTCTCCTTTGTTATTAACAAGTTAATTGTATAAGATATATCTTATAATGTAAACAACTATATTAATCTTTTTTATATTCTTTTAGTCCCTGGTCCATGGCCCATTCGCGCCTGGCCGATTAAGATCGAGCCGTGTTTTTATATCTATCTAATCATGTACCCCTAACCCCCCCCTGGCGCACACACGCTGACCTTCTACTAAAGTGAAGAAAACAGACATGGAGAGAATATCCAGAAACTTTGACAAATGGGCTTACCCCCTTCATCATAGGAATCATCGAAAACGATTTGGCCACAAAAAATTTTAAAATTTCAAAATATTTGGCATGGAAAATCCTGACATAAACCTAGAGCGGTTAGCCGAGCAGTATCCTGAAGCTACCAGAGAACTGTTGGAACTGACTGAAGCACTAAATTCCAAACAGCTACAGCGTGAAGGACAAGAAAGCTTTTTGACCTATATCAATCACATGTGGCCAGACTTTGTAGAAGGCAGACATCATCAGATATTTGCAGAAAAACTAGAACAAGTAGCACAAGGCAAATGTAAACGTCTGATAGTGAACATGCCACCAAGACACACTAAGTCTGAATTTGCTTCTACTTTCTTTCCATCGTGGGTCTTGGGCCGTAATCCTAAGTTGAAGGTCATGCAGATTACACACACCGCAGAACTAGCCTTTCGTTTTGGTAGAAAGGTCAGGGACATAATAGATTCCGATTTGTATCAAGATGTTTTTCCTGGCGTTAGTCTAAAAGCGGATAGTAAATCAGCAGGAAGGTGGGAAACCAATGGCGGAGGCGAAGCTTTCTATTCTGGTATCGGCGGTGCGGTAACAGGACGTGGTGCAGATCTATTAGTATTAGATGATATTCACTCAGAGCAAGACGCACTTTCACCAACGGCCTTGGACAATGCTTGGGAATACTACAGTTCTGGTCCCCGACAAAGGCTACAGCCAGGCGGAGCTATTGTTATTGTAATGACACGATGGTCGATCAAGGACTTAACAGGCAGATTACTAAGCAAACAAGGTGAAGATCATGCAGATCAGTGGGAAGTCGTAGAATTTCCTGCAATCTTTCCTGATAGTCAAAAACCTTTATGGCCTGAATATTGGAAGATAGAAGAATTAGAAGGGGTCAAAGCTTCTATTCCTGTGAGCAAATGGGAAGCACAGTGGATGCAAAACCCAACATCAGAAGAAGGAGCGATACTAAAACGTGAATGGTGGCAAAAATGGGAACACGATGAAGTGCCAGAAATGCAATACGTAATCCAGTCGTACGACACAGCTTACACCAAGAAAGAAACGTCTGACTTCTCTGCTATTACAACGTGGTGCGTTTTCTATCCTGATCCTAACTCTATGCGGCCAGCTTTGCTGTTGCTAGATGTTAAGAAAGGTCGATGGGATTTCCCTACGTTGAAGAGAGAAGCTTTTAAACAATTTGAATATTGGGATCCAGACACAGTAATCGTAGAGGCCAAGGCCAGTGGTCTACCGCTCACGGACGAATTACGTCAGTCAGGTATCCCTGTGGTCAACTACTCACCTGGCAAAGGACAAGATAAAATCGCAAGGGTAAATGCCGTTGCGCCAATGCTGGAATCAGGTATGGTATACGTACCAGATACACGTTGGGCGGACGAATTAGTAGAAGAATGTGCGGCGTTTCCTTTTGGAGACCACGACGACTTGGTAGACTCAACTACACAAGCATTAATGCGTTATCGACAGGGCGGATTTATTGGTTTAGAATCGGACGAGGATCTGCAGGATAATCAACCGAGACGGATTAGAGAATATTATTAGGAGACTATAATGGCTGACAAAGGCGAAAAGATAAAGGACCAAGGATTTGTTCCTTATGCAAAACAATCCAACATGACAACTTCTAAAAAGCCTTCACCTGGAGCAGGTAAAGGTAAAAGTCGTGGCGGTGGTGATTCACTGAGAGGCACTAAATTTACTGGCGTTTACTAAATGAAAGTTAAAGCACCTAAAGGCTATCACTGGATGAAGCAAAAAAATGGTAGCTTTAAACTGATGAAGCACACAGGCAAGTTTACTCCTCATAAAGGAGCGACTATGAATGCAAACTTTGCAATTCAAAAAGCACACAAAAAGTAAATGGCAGAAAACAGTAAACCAACCAACATAGAAAGGTTGTCAGATCTTATTGATCTGGAAGTACAAGACGGTACAGAGGTTCAGATTGAAGAACCTATGCAAATGGGTGATGGAGATATCTCTGTTGAGCTATCAGAAGAAGGCGCACAGATTGATTTCTTCCCTGATGCAGAACAAGCGATAGACACCACACCATTTGATGCAAATTTAGCGGAGTACATTGACGAAGGCGAGCTAGGACGAATTGCTTTTCAGTTAGTCACTGATTATGAAGAAGATAAAGCAAGTCGCCACGATTGGGAAGATGCTTATGTAAAAGGACTAGATCTACTTGGCTTCAAATATGAAGATAGAGATAGACCTTTCCCAGGAGCATCAGGCGTAACGCATCCTATGCTCGCTGAATCCGTGACCCAATTCCAAGCGCAGGCTTTTAAGGAGCTATTACCTAGTAAAGGACCCGTAAAAACAAGGGTTATGGGCAATGAAACCCCTGAAACTGAAGATCAGGCAAGAAGGGTAGAAGAGTTCATGAACTACCAAATAACTACGGTTATGGAGGAATATACCCCTGAAATGGACCAATTATTGTTCTATTTGCCGTTAGCGGGTACTGCATTCAAGAAAGTTTATTACGATGTAAACAAACAAAGAGCGGTTAGTACGTTCGTCCCTGTAGAAGATTTAGTTGTTCCGTACACAGCCAGTGACCTAGAGACTTGTGAGAGAGTAACGCACGTAGTCAAGATGAGCTACAACGAAATCAGAACACAACAGCTCGCAGGATTTTACAGAGACATACCACTACAACCTGCTGAGACTAATATAGGCAGCAGTGACACCATAGACAAAGAAGATGAACTAGAAGGATTGAGCGCTACCACCAACGACATGATGTATGAGTTGTTGGAATGTCACGTATCCATGGACATACCAGGCTTTGAAGATGAAGACGGATACCACTTACCTTTTATCATTACAATAGACAGAGCATCTAATGCTGTTTTATCGATCAGAAGGAACTACAACCCTAACGATCCACTCAGAACAAAGATACAGTATTTTGTACACTACAAGTTTCTCCCTGGCCTTGGGTTCTATGGGTTCGGTTTAATACACATGATTGGCGGTTTGTCTCGAACCGCGACTGGAGCCCTACGACAATTGATCGATGCAGGTACGCTGGCGAATCTACCTGCTGGGTTCAAGGCCAGGGGACTTAGAATCAGGGACGACGAGACTCCACTAGAACCAGGAGAGTTCAGAGACGTAGACGCACCTGGCGGATCACTAAGAGATTCACTGATACCATTACCTTATAAAGAACCGTCGGCGACATTACTACAGCTGTTAGGATTCTGTGTAGAAGCAGGACAAAGATTTGCATCGATTACTAATCTACAGATGGGAGAAGGTAATCAAGAGATGCCAGTAGGCACGACTATGGCTTTGCTAGAGCAAGGTACAAGAGTCATGTCCGCAGTACACAAAAGATTACACTACGCACAGAAAACAGAGTTTAAGATTCTAAGCAGATTATACGCAGAGTATTTACCTCCTGTTTATCCATACCAAGTTATCGGTGGCGATCAACAAATTAAACAAACTGACTTTGACAATAGGGTTGATGTTATACCTGTCAGTGATCCTAACTTCTTCTCAATGAGTCAACGTATTACATTGGCACAACAAGAACTACAGTTGGTACAAAGCAACCCTGAGATACACAACATCAAGGAAGCCTACAGAAGAATGTATCAAGCATTAGGAACTGAGAATATCGAAGCATTGTTTGCTCCAGATCCACCACCACCCGTTCCAATGGATCCAGCAAGTGAGAACAGTGCCTCATTAATGGGTGCACCTCTCATGGCATTCCCTGATCAAGCGCATCAGATACATATAGAGGTGCATCTTACTTTCTTAGAGTCAGGTGCTGGTATGACTAACCCAGCGACAATACCGCTTATGGTATCGCACATATTCCAACACATATCACTAGAAGCACAGAACCAAGCCGATGCACAAATGCCAGAACAACAACCGCCTATGCAACAACAGATACCAGGCATGCAACAAGGCGGAATGATGATGCCACCTCCACCACCTAACCCTGCAAAAGAAGCTTTGAAGGCTCAGTTAGAATTAGAATTGATGCAGCAAGTTATGCCTAGAATAGAAGAGATACTATCTCCTGGTGATGATGGCGTTGTAACCTTGAAACAACAAGAGCTTGCAATACGTGCAAAAGAAAATGAAGATGATAAGATGATCGCAGAGGAAAGGATCAAACTAGACAAAGCTAAGCTTAGACAGAAAGATCAATCCGAAGAAGAAAAGTTAAAATCTCAAGAAGACATAGCAGCAATGAAAGTTGGTGCAGAAAGAGAAAGGACAAGAAAAGATGGCAATAGGTCTTCCTAATTTAAGGAACTTAGTTTTTGACAGAGAGTCAATGGGCGACCTTGGTTCTTTGGGCATCGACCTTTCAAACCTTCCTACAATAGATCCTGGAACTATTAAGAAAATGCCTGCAACTACAACTGCAGCCACAACTGGAGGCGTACCTGGCAGTGCATGGTGGCAAGACGCAGGATACCCAGACGCAGCTACAGCTATACAATCAGGTAATTTTAGATATGACATGAACACAGGTTGGCAGCTAAAACCAGGAGCAGAAACCCCTGCTATGAAATCAGCCGCAGCAGCAACGGCTGGCCCTGAATCAGCTTTCGTAGCTCCTCCTGAAGTAGTACAAAGTGCTATCGAAAATTTACCTGTAACAATAGAAGCAATGACTTCTCCTGATCTAGGACCCTTAGGAACAAGTGGCGTTTCCACAATAGAAAGTGAGCCAACGACTATGGTCTCTGACGAGTCAACCATGTCACCCACTAGTTATTCGTCAGAGACTCCTTCTTTTGAAGCTATGAAAGAAGCAGTCAAAGCAGCGCTGGCTGCTACAAAACAACCTGTAGAAAAAGATTTGGTAAGGGATGATCCTGTAACAGCTGTAGATAAAGCCGTAGAAACTGCTAGTGGTGGCCAAGGTATTGCTACAGGATACAGTGGCGATGGTTATGCAGACACAGCCGAAGAAGAACAATCAGATAACGATGTAGTTAAAGAACTTATTGATTCTATCTCTGTAAATAACACAAGTGAGTCTGATATAGATGCTGCTATAGCCGCTGCCGTAGCCGCAGCACAAGGCGAAGGCATGACCGAGATAGCTGCTAAGGACGCTGTAGAGAAGGAAATAGCAAGTTCAGATGCTGCAACCGAAGCTGTCAACGCTGCCGTGGGCAATGGTCAACCGACCACGGACGATACTATATTGGATATAGACGACATGCCAATAGGAGCTATGGTAGTAACTCCATATTACAATCCCGCAACAGGCGAAACTTTTGACCAAACAAATACAGCACAACCTGTTCCAGATGGTTTTATACCTGTTCCAGAAGGCGGCATCCCTACTACAACAGAGACTCAACAACCTGATTTTATGACCCAGCTACAAGAACTTATTGCACAAATGCAAGGTGAACAAACTGCTGCTGCCGAACAAGCCGCTGCTGCCGAAGCAGAAAGACAAAAACAAGCCGCTGAAATGACACAGAATTATATGGTTGGGCAACCAGCCGTAGGCTATAACCCGTATCAAAGCGGACAATATCAAAACAACCCGTATGGCTCTGCTGGAGTACCAGACATGGGAGGTATAACATCTATACCAGTCCCTGCAGCCTATACCCCTAATCCTTACTTAACAGGAGGAATGACATAGATTTACTACAATTCGCGACAGCTGTACTGCGCGCCATAGATGAAAAAGAACAGCAACTTCAAGAAATACTCTCCAACGGCGAAGTCCGAGATTGGGAGCATTACAAGAATCTGACTGGTCAAGTCGAGGCGTTGAATTACACACGAGAAGAGATTCGACAACTAATGAAAAACCAGGAGATATAAATGCCAAATCCAAGCAAC